AATGGTAGGATCTGTAAAAGTGTCTATTATAGCCTGCGATATTTCGGAAAAGTCAAATCCGAGTACCGTATCCTGTACCTGTTGTTTAAATTCCTCCGTTTTATCGGTAGCCTCCGAAAGATCGTCGATATACTTCCGGATCCCTTCCGGGAGGCGGGCGTAAGCTTCCGGGATCAGCTTTAACGAAACGAGTTGCTCGTTAGTCATGCCGTTGAGATCGTTCGTATAGATCCCGAGTTCTCGGAGTTGATCCTTATAGTCTTTCAGCATCTTATTGGCCTTATAGCCGTCGGAGTGGGAGAACATTCCGGCTCCCGCTCTCATTGCCTCCCCGAGTAACGTACGCGAGGCCGCCATCGATTTGGCTAGATCCTCGATCGTCTTTTGAATATTCTTACCAAAAGCCGCCCCTCCTAACTTATCAAGTAAGGAAATTTGAGTATCGATCAGGTCGTTAATAGCGGTCATGTAGTTCTCATACCCCTCTAACATATCCTTATCGATCTCTTTCTTTGCAGTAAAGAGCTTGGTCGCAATATTGACCGCTTGACCGATAGCGGCGTTTATACCTCCGATTAGGCCACCCTCGGCAAATCCTTTCGCTATTCCCTCGACAGCATCGAGCGCCATATCCAAGCCCTCAGACATTCCACCGAAAGATTCTTTCAGTGTACCGGCAATATCGGCGGCCATCTGCATTTTTCCGGTGAATGACTCTCCGAATTTTACCGCTTTCTCCTCTGCGACCTCTTCACTATCCCCGAGTTTCATAAAATGCTTTTGCAAGGCGACAAGCGCCTTTTCATCAACTATTTTACCGATACTCTTTACTTTAGGTTTCGCTAAAGCCTTGTCGTAACCCTCAATAGAGAGTTTTACAAACTCAGCCTCTTTTTTCGATTGATCGTCGGATAATTGCTCGAGAACCTCGAGACGCATAACAGCATATTTTTTCAAGATCTCGATCTTTTCCCGCTCGGCCTCCTCAACGAAATAAGATCCATTATCCTTTAATTGTAGGCGAGACATATCGATATTTTCGGAATAATCTATATTTGAAAGCTCTTTTCGCTTTTTAAGATCCTCCCTCTCTGCATTACGGCGAGCGTTTAAAAACTGAATAAAATCCCCCGTCTCGACCTCTCCGGCCTCTTTAGCCTCTTTGATCCGTTCATTGTAATATTCGTTGATCTCCTGTCTCCTCGCATCATATTCGGAGAGGAAACGAGCCGTAACGTCTTTCTCGATAGCATCGATCTCCTTTGCGCATTCAATCTCGACCTTTGTCGTTTCTTTCAACAATATTTGTTGAGCAATCGCCCTTTGTTCGGCGGCAGTATCCTTTACACTCTTCTTTTGCTCCGAAGTTATACCGGTAGCGGATAATTGCTCCTTTTCCCACTTGTTTATTTCCGCTTTAGTCTTGTTATACTCCTGTTGTAAAAGAGAGAGGCGTTTTTGTTTCCCCTCGTCCATGATAGCTATCCGACCGGCCTCAATTTGTAGCTGGGCTTTGGATAGTTCGTCACCGACTTTTTGCATTGATTTGAGTAGTTTCGCTTGCTTTTTTACGTCGGGCTTATCGTCCTCGGTTTTAGGCTTAACGTCCTCATTCAACTCTTGTATATGCTTAATGAAAGGAGCAAACTGTTTATCGACCAACTTAACAGCGGATTCCATATCGAAAACACTCCGGACATACTCCTCCATATCTTCTCCGAAAACATTTCCGAGTTTGATCTTTCCGGTATATTTACGCTGGATATTGGCGTACGCTTGTTGCCACGCTTGTTGCCAAGAGGAACCGGCCTTTTGGAAATCGTCGGTAGTTGCTTTGATCTCCTCGAGTATCTGATCCGCAAGCCCGGGATTTTTCACATGGGAAATTAGTTCCTTTCTCATAGAGAGGATCGCCCCGGCTTGCGTCTGTACGCTCTCAGTAACAATTTTCTCAGTGGCCGTATTTTTGATTTTTAAGGCGATTTGTTCCTTTAAAGAGGTATTGATCGTTTTATAGGCCGTATTTATATCCTCGAGAGAGCTTTTTTCCGTCAGTAGAGCCGGGAGGTATTTACCGTATTGCTCATTGATCTTTGCGATCAGGGCCCGACGTTCCTCCGTACCCTCACCGGCCCGTTTTGTTGCATCAAACAGGTTAGTAAGTCCTCTCTCCTCCTGCAATACCTGAGCGGTAAAATCAGAAACGGCCTCATTTACTTTTTTCTGCTGCTTTTGAAGATTAGTCTCATACGTGAGGAGCTTGTAAATGCCATATCCAAGGCCAACGACAGCGGCAGTCATAGCGACATAGGGATTCGCTAGCATAGTCCTATTCAAAGCCGCTTGTACAAGCTCTAGCCGCTTTAATCCGGCGGATCTTAGAGCCTCCGAAGCTGTTATGGCCTTACCCGCTAAAACCGACTCGTATTTGATAACGGTTGACGCTTTTTCAACCGCCATACATGCGATCAAACCCGCTTTGTAGGTTCCGTAAACAGCCGTTAACTCAATAAGGATCTCCCCTATCTCCTTGTAATTATCGAGGACAGATCCGGCAATGTCGAGTACGCCTCCAAAAGCATCTTCGTTTTCCTCCCCGATCTCATTATATATCTGAGTTAACCGGTCCTGCAGGTTGGAGATCTTTCCCTCGAATGTTGCGGCGATCTTTGCGTTAGCCCCTGTTACCCCCTCAAGATCACCAAGAGATAACAGATACTCCCGAATAGCGGAAGAAGTATTCTTTACGGTTGTTTGCTGCTCCTTAAAGGTAAAAGTAACTTTATCATTATCTTTACTTGCCCGGATCCCGAACTCCTTTAAACGCTCCATTTCTCCGGTTTGCGCATCGATAATAGCCTCCGCAAGTTGATCGAACCCCTTTCCGGTCGAACTGGCAAGGTCGCCGAGTTTCGTCATTTCGGTATAGGTCGGAACAAAACCTTGATTAGCGAGCTTTACGAAGGATCCCGTTAACTCGTCTACCTGAAACGGTGTAGTAGAGGCAAAATCCTTAATCATGCTCATTGCGGACTCTGCACGTTCCGAGCTTCCTAGCGTATTCTCGAGTACGGCTTGAAAACGCTGGAACTCACCCCGGACTGTTAATATATTCGTCGCTAGATCCTTTAAAGTATCAAAAGTAAAATAGGAACCAACAGCCAACCCCAAAGATTTAAAAGAGGTATCCATACGCCCAGTTTCAGCCACCGTCTTATCAGAAAGCATAATAATACGACGTTCCATGTCCTCTAAAGTCCTCTTAAACTGAGAGTTCTCTATATAAGAATCGAAACTTAACGCTCCGTTATTTACGCTCATATTACACTAACTTTTTTAGATAGGCCTCGAGATCCTCTTTTTTCTCGAAAGTCTGATTAATAACTCTCTTTGCATCATCCTGTCCAGTCTCCGATTGACTGCTCGCTGAACTTTTTGCCGATGGAAAATCCTCAATAAACATTTGTACGTTGATCCACGAAATACCCCAGAGCAAATACTCATAGGTCCAATGAAAATGCGCACAAATCGAGGCTCTCATCCCCCACGGGCTACGCAACCCCTTTATCTTTACTCTTTCTCTATCCGATCTTCCGGATCCCGTGGGGCTGTCGTCCGGACTAGGGCAATCAATCGAATAGAGCCTACAAAATCCGCCGTGTTGGATAAGGTCTTTATTGCAAGAGTTAAATCAAACAAACGTTGCGGAGTAAGTTTCCAAAGAAACCAATTTGTCATATACCGGGAGAATAACCTAATTTTCCATTTCGAATTAAGGAAAGCAATAGCAACAACCCGAGCCATTAACTTTGCATGTTGCCCGGCCAACCTCCTAGCCTCTTTTTCCGGATTCGCTTTTATCTTATCCTCGTCAATATCGATTTGCAAATACAAATCAGTCAGATAATCTAAAGAGCCTAACAACTGTTGGCGGATAGTGACCTTCCAAGTGTGCCGCTTAAAAAACAATCTACCCGGAATTTCAAAATAGAGTCCCCTTGAAAGCAATGTATTGAGCGCCTGCCGTTCAACTTTCTTTTTAATTTCCTCGTCGTCCATGAGAGTAAAAGTTTATGCGGCCCTAGCACAAGATCGGGCCGCTTTGTTTATTACTCGGACACCGGAGCTACCGGAGTCCCTGTCATTTTAATTCTTCCCCCTTTTTTTGGCTTTTTGACGGTAAGAACTATATCCACAAGGAAAATTCCCGTTTTACTGAAAGTACCGTTCATTTTGGCGACCAATGAGGCCCGAGGAACCTCAAACGTACACCCTAGTTGCGGAGTGATCCTTGCCGCTTTCTCAATTACCGGCATCTTTTCCGGAGCTTCCCACACTCCATCTTTCGTTGTGCCTCCAAATACTTTTGCCATCGTCTCCGGACTCGCATTCATAACGGAAAAGTTAATCGTAGTCTTTCCTCTCTTAGAGATAGAAACGACCGGATCATCCTCCTCCTCACAGTAAAAATCCTGAGTTGTAGGATCCTCGTCAACCATCGTACAAGATCCCTCATGCGTTAAACCGAGAGTCTCATACTGACCGGGAGTTCCATCCGCTCCAATATCCGCCAGTTCTATTTTTGTAAGCCCCAAAGCCGTTACGGTAGGGCTAGCTTGTTCTGCCATATCAAATTGATTTAATTTAATTACTAAATACCTAAATCGTGTACCCTCGCCTCGAGACGTATATTCACCTTCCAAACGTCGAGATCCGGCTCCTTAATATCGGTACAGTTGGTGAACCAAACCGAACAGTTCCCGCATAGATATACCTCTTTGAGTAAAGGGAGAGCGATCCTTTGTAATTCCCGCATTCGGGATCTATTAGGCTGTTTTTGATTTTTATTATTAATTCTTACCGGGATCTCCGGAACATAAATATTTACGTTGATAGTTGAACGCTGAACGCTTTCATTAGATAAATCAATAGTACAGACAACAACGTCCTCTAGCTTAGAATCATCCGGTTTTTTAAGCGGATAAATATCTCCCGTTATCGCTTTTTTCAAAGCGGATCCGGAGAGATACTCGCAAATCATATCTACTATTTCGGCTGTCGTAATCATCCGTATTTACGTTTAATTTTATCGTCAATCTGTTTTAGCATGCCCGGGAGTTCTTTCTCTGCCAAGTGCTCGGCCGAGGTGAGGACATCACGGTTATTTGCTTCTACATAAAGCGTGTATTCCATACCGGCAACGACTACGAGGAGAAACCCTCGAGGATACTTTCCGGCGACCTCTTTCGCTAATTTCCGACCCTTCTCTATTCCTTCGTCACCGCCTTTTACTTTCTCGAAATTCTCCCCCATCGGTTTCCCGTTCAAGTAGATCACGTATCCAATACTCGAGCGGAGATTTCCGGTTTGATCCTCAAAACCGATTGTCTTATCGATCTCTCTCGCATGATTTACACATTTCTCACCAAGCCTTTGCAATTGCAAAATGATTGCTCGATTGATAAATTCAATACGCCTTGCCAGGAGTTGTTTTATTTCCTGTCGTGTATATTTTGGAACTATACCCATATCTTACAATTTTGGTTATAAGACTTAAAGCGCTTTACCGTCCCTTCTAGGATCGTCTCCCCATCCTCGGAGACAACCTTTATAGGCGTATCCGGATAGATAGTAGGGCAATCCTCGGGAGTCAATAAGATGGATTGGTAAACATGATTTACCCCATCCGCCCCCGTTATCGTCCTCCCCTTGTCTGAGGGTATCTCGTCACATTCAGAAACCAAGATCCAATTTTCAGACTCAGAGGAGATAAAATCGCCGTTCTCCTTACGTTCGGAGTCTGGCAGATTGTTGATATAAAGTGTATTTTTGTAGGGCATAGTTACCAACGGTCTGAGCAATCATTAATAAAATCACCGGTTGACAAATCACTAACCATATAGTCTAGATCATTGTCGGAAGCGTAAGAACGGATATAGGCGATCAAATCCCCGGAATCTCCAAAAGATTGTGAGGATCCTCCGTCACTTTCCGATTTGATCGTTACACACCCCCGGAGGAGTTTCACGACAATCTTAGCGACTTTGGCTTGATCGACTAAGGCAAACTCCTTTATCGGATCCAAACCGGCAAGGATTAACGCTTTCTCGATAGCAATCTTTGAGACTGTATATCTTAGTAAATCGGCCTTAACTGCTTGATAATTTGTCATAACCGGAGCCTTTTTATTTTTCCCACTTAGTATTCAACGTATCGACTAAGAAGGCCTTACAAGCGTTACCCCATGCGGGGAAAGCGTTCGCCAAACCCTTGGTCGTCTCAACGACCGGATCCTCTTCCGAGAACTTCTTAATCAATACATGAGAACGCTTAACCTTCATTGCTACGCTATCCTTTACCGATTCGTCCGCTAACGGAGCATGGAAAGTATTACCTTGTACGATGTCCGGAGTAAAGACGATAACTCCATCTTCGAAAGGTTCGACAACCGTATCAACACCCTTGATTTGTACAGTTACAAGAGATTCGATGATATGGAACTGGAAAAGCTTGTTTTTAGCCATGACTTTGTTAAAGGCATCAAGATCCGGGATCGTCTCGGTCTCCGTAACTTTAGAGACCCAACCGGCACAAAATTTCTGTACTTCGGCCGTTGCGACAATGTCGTCGAATGTTTCTTGATTACAAAAAGCATGAGCGAGAATGACACCTTTCTTTTTCCCGGCTTTCTTCAACGCCTTGAATTTGGTAATAGGTTTCGCCGTATCTGCATGCCCTCTAAAGGTCACATCTACACCGGAGAGCTGGTCCTCGGGGATACCAAACCGTACGGCCTCCTCCGTAACGATACCCTCGTTATTCTGCGAGTTGAGAATAATCTTGTTAGTCGAAAACGCACGAAGGGCCAACCATTCTATACGACCATTAACGCCATTCCAACAGGCCTCCGGATCGTCGTAGATCCAGTCCATGAGGGCTTTTTGTCCTTCCTCTGTACCGGCGTAATGAACTAATTGATTGTACTCGTTAATATCGGTCTCCTCTTTGTCGTAGGCAACCTCGATCTTTGGAATATCCCCTTGATTACGAGATACAACCCGACGTGTTTTACGAGGAGCTCTCGAGTTAAAAGCCACAACGTCGGCAATCACCGGAACACTAAATTTAGTCCGGAGCTCCTTCCATGTCAGAGTAGGAGTAAATTTCAAAGGGAAAAGAGTCGGCCAATAAAAGGAATTGAGCGTAAACGTATCGACTACCGCTTTCATGTCCTTTTCAGTAAGGCCCTGTATTAATGATTGTTTCATTATCTATTACTTTTTTGCGGATTAAACAAAACGAATCAACGTAAGGAGCTTTTTGATCTCTTCGGAGATGGCGGCATCAATTGCAGCCTCACGGACAGACCCACGAACTACACCGTCGACGAGATGGTTATCTCCTTCTATTACGTCCATAGTAGTACCCGTCAAAAGGACAGGTGAGTATTTGAACTTGACTCCATCGTCACCGGCATTGTCTCCCTCGAACACGACTTCACCTACAGCGATAGCGCCTAAAGCGGTCGGGACCGTGATTGCATCATAACCGGCATTGGACTGATCTATTTTCGTGATAGCATAACCTTTCGATCCGTAAGCGAGAATATCGCCTACTTTGAAATTATGCTTTTTATCCACTTTGATAGACTTATCAGCCTCTCCAACAGCCGTATTAATACGAGCCGTTTTCGTTACATGATATAGTCCGTTGGAATCCTTACCGGCCGGAGTTCCGGCCGAGACACGCTTTTGAGTAAGATCCTTAACCGCAAGGGTAATCCCTCCCGGCACTGTCTCGATCTTATTGTCAAATACAATAATCTGCGGACTCTCTGTTTTAAAATAATTCTGCATTTCGTTTACTTTAACTATTAAACTTACAATTGTTTACCTCCGAGGGAATTGTCTTTTGCTTCGGCTTTTCGACTCTCAATAAAGGCCTGTGTTGCGGTCGAAATACCTTCTTTGTTAACTCCCCCGAGGACGGGTTTTGGAACTTGCGACAGGCCTTTATCTGCTAGTGACTGATTAAAAGCGTCGTATTTCCCCGATAGACTTTCGACAAACGCATCGACCTCGCTGTCGTTAGTGAACTCACGGCCTTCTATTGCAGGTCCGTAAAAATTCGGATCGACTCCTTTGTCTTTCAGTTTACCGAGTAATTTCTCTCCAAAGGCTTTAGAGGCATTTCCTTTTTTGAGAGTCTCGATCTCCTGAGTAAGAGGAGTTGTCGCTTTTTTTACGGCGGCTTCAATCAAAGCCTCCATGTTGGTAGGATCCGGATTCTGAGGATTCGGATTGTTTGGATTATGACCACCCCCGGGTTCAGGATTATTCCCGCCTTTCGTTGTACGCCGGATTACGTCCGCTTCTCCCTGTACAATTTTCAGCCACGGTTCTGCTCCTGAAACCGCCGTTTCGATTTCCTCCTCTTTTGTTGTAGTCGCCCCCAATGTGTTTGCGACCTTCTCGTAAGTCGAATCACTTAACCCCATATTCGCATGGAACTTGTTTTTAAGCGCCGACTTGATTTCTTTTTCGTATGCCATACTTAAACTATTTAGTTTGCAGCAAATGTAGTACTTTTCAGCGTATTGAGTACATTAGACACGATAATATTCGCTTTTATTGCACTACTCGAGGGTTAAATAAAACTAATTAGTTTGCATTTTCTAACATTTATCTGCGTTATTTTGAAAATAGCACCTATATTCGCCGACGTAATTAGAAGTAAAACAGCCGTTAGGCATAAAATTTAATATTATGATCGCAACAACAAAACTTATTGAGTCTTACGAAATCATCAAAAAAGGTTTAGAGGCTGAAATCGAAACAGCAACAAAGGCAATAGGGGAAAATAACCGCCTCCTCGTCGATGCTCCGGAATATCTTAAAGGTAAGATCGAGAAACGACTCGCTTCATTAAGAGAAAAAAGAGGTATAAGAAATGCGAGGCTCGTTTATATAACAGGTTTTATTGAGGATCTCAATAGTCTAAATCAATATCTCGATAGCGAAGCTATTAAAGAGAAGCAAAGCAATAAGAATGAACTTATTACCTTGTCGCTCCAAGAATGCGAGTTTATCGCAGAAGAGATAAGTAAAAATCAGAGAGGAGAAGAATCATTAAGCTCTTACGCTACGTTTGGAGTTGTTTATAATAAAGACTATAAATCACTTCGTCTCGATTATAAAAGAACAGGAGACCAACCAAGCTCATACCCGGAATGTTTCGGAGCAAACATTAATCTCAACAATGAATAAGAACGATCAAAATCTAATCGATAAGGCCTATCGGATCCATTTTACTGAATGGGATATGATCGACGGTCTAATTGATAAAGCCGAGAGCGAAAAAGCCCGAAACAGGCTCAAATCAATCCAACTACAGAAATACCACAGGGAGGAACTCTCCTGTGATTGCTTATAAACAAACAATAACCGGGAGGAATGATCCTCCCACAATCGCAACAACAAATTATGGATAAAATTATCGACAAACTAAAAAAGATCCTCGCCTTGGCGGAACGAGGAGAGCAAGGAGAGGCCATCAACGCCCGTATAAAGCTCGAGAATGAACTCCGGAAACATGGGCTTACAATAGAGGATCTCCGGTCAGAGAACAAGACTTATCGCATATTCCCATATAAAAATAAAGACGAAATGACACTCTTTTTTCAGGTTCTCATATCGGTTTGCGGACGTAAAAGCGAAGAAACGGGAGATTCTCGATATAACTCTAAGAAAAAACAGATATATGTAAATCTTACAGACCTCCAATATATCGAGATACTCAATATGTGGGAGTTTCATAGAAAGCAGCTTAACAAGGAGAAAAAACGTCTCCTCCGGGATCTTATCGAAGCCTATGTAAATAAGCATGATATTTTCGATCCAAATGCCGAACCATCTCAAAAGGACGATATTGATTGGGAAAGAATTGCTCGTATTATGAAACTCGCTAACGGAATGGAGGATATTCATTATCGAAAATCATTAAACAAATAGGAGGATCAATAATGAAAAAGTATCTAATAGAACTACAAGACGAGGGTCAGGATCTTTGCGAACTTACCTGCCTAGTATCCGGGGACTTTTTACAAATCGTTGGTATTTCAGTGGCTTGTTGTAATGCAATAAGGGAGCTATATATTGACAAGTGGATCTATCGGGAAGAGCTCTCTCCCGGCCAACATTTTAATATTATAGACCCCAAACAAAGTTATACAGGATTTGAATGTATCTATCCATTCAAAAGTATAAGAGAGGAGGATCTCTGTATTCTGGAACTTACCGTAACAAAACAATGGTACGAAATGATCTCCTCTGGGATCAAGAAAGAAGAGTATAGAGAAATTAAACAATACTGGCTAAACCGCTTATTTGAACCTTTAGCAAAGAAATACAGGCGCTTACCTGATTTCGCTATCGGCCCGAGTCTAAACTCGACAAAGTACTCGACTATACCGGCATATACTAAAGCTCGACACTTCGACGCAATCCGGTTTACAAATGGCTATGGAGGAAATAGACCTTCTTTTTTGATAGAATACAAAGGGGTTAAGGTCGGAACCGGCCGTAAAGAATGGGGAACTCCGGACGAAAGAGTCTTTATTCTTGAACTAGGAAGGATGCTTGAAAGGAAGAAATCATAATTATGGACAAAGAAAATATTACCTTTATTTTCTATTGTTTTAATTATATATATATATTTGCAAGCGGTAGATATACAATGAAGCCATTGACTAGTATACTATTAATCTTAAACTACAATAAAATTATGATCGAAAAATTTGAACCCAAACATTTTTTCATTGGCAGATGCAATGAAGAAGATAGCTACAATGATAAAGTAATCAAAGTTAATAATTTTATTGGTTATGAAAGAACCATTGTAAACAATAATATAAAAACGGTTTGTTATCAAACAGATAAAACAATAAATTCTACAGTCCTTACATTTGCATGTCTCTCTCTTAGTACAAACAAGAAAGAAGGAGATGATTTTTATGCAAAGTTTGTAGAAACAATATCGAGTGTAATACAATATGGCGTTGATGAAAAAGACGAATTAGAAATAGTCATAAATGAATGGCCAACTTTATATAAGTATATAAAGAATAAACAATTAGTTTATGTTGACTTTTTTGGAGATGGAATTAAAAATTGGTATCTTATATCAGCATATCCAAACGAACTAATTTCTATTGGTATTATGGATTTGTTTTTTGTTTCTAAAGCAGTAAGGTGTAGTCAAGAAAGTTACAACGCAGCTTTTAGATTGTTATACGATGGTTTACAGATATTTAATGAGATTCAAACAAGTACATTAACTTTAGGAAAGTTAAAAGATTATCATTTTTATAAACAATTACTTAACGCATTCGGAAACCTACTGCAAGGATAATAGATTACGATCTTTGTTTTTTTGAATGAAAATCATCATATCAATATTAAAATGTTTTTTGGGGCTTGAAAGGTTATGAATTAAAAGTAAAACAATGAAACAGGAAAGTATTTTTATCGTCACAAAAAATCGGTCTATGGATCCTCCGGTCCTTTACGGCTCTATTAAAGCCATATTCGACGATATAGGAGAAGAGGGGATCGGAGCAACGATCCGTAAAGTTTGGGGCCGTATTGAACCCGGGAACCCTGTTAAAACGGACAAACTAACGATATATAAAACTAGCGTCGTAAGGAGGCGACAAAAAAAATGACTGGAAGAGATCTTTATATCAAGCATTGCGAGATCGAACTTTTATCCAAAGTAGAAGAAAAACGAGAGTATGCCCGAGAGCTTCAAGCCGCATACAGTCATATCGGAGAGGATCTTTATCCCTTACTCGAAAAAGCTGAAATAGAAGGGAAAAAGATCGTTATTAAATATGGAACTGGATGTGATCAAATTTTATCTATTGACTTACAGAAGGGGTAGCTCCCTTCTGTAGCTCTTTTATTTTTCCCAAAAAAGAAGATAAGAAGTTATAACAATTAATATATGAGACTAATATGGATTGATCTAGTCTTGCGTATATATCCAACACTTTACCATTATTATTTTCTTTAAATTCCAAGACAGTTATTTTCATTCTTGCATTATAATGCAAAATACCATGTGTATATTTATTACGATCTTCAACAAACTTATGTAAAGTTTTACGAACATCAGGTAGTGAATATAAATTTTCAAGTTCTTTTTTCCCTTCCAATTCCTTTGATTTCAATATCTCACTCAATAGATCCCTGTGCCCCATAAAATCCATTTTCTCATATACAATTTTGGGAGTACCATCTTCTTTGGTTTTCGCCAGATATTTTTGGGCAACTGGAAGTTTTTTGAGACTATCATTCAATGAAATCAATTCTTGAAACAAACGTTCTCCTAGCCTTGAACATAACCCTAAGGTAACCTCTAAATCAGCAATTATAGGAATAAAATTTCGATCAAATAAATAATTAAAATCAAGTAAAGGTTTGCCAAACCGTATATCAACCCAATCAACAAACGACAATTTCAAAGGTATTTCAAAACCAAGTTTAGTAGTTTGGTTATAAAGGCCCCCGCAATCCGCTTTTGCAAATAAAAGATTTCTATCTTTGCGATCATCCCTAGCTAATATTATAGGACTCTCTAAAGTAAAGTTATTCATAATTTATATATTTATATCAATTTCAACAAAGATAGACATTTTCAACAAAATAAGAGGAGTATCCCCCTCTTATTTAAAACCAACGTCGTTCTTTATATTTTCCAGTCTTAATCTCTTCCTTGATCATATCAACAAGTTTTATCATTTCGTTGTATAAATCCGGAAAAGCCTTTTTCATTATCGGATTGCCGCCATAATAACACTCAAAGCAATGCGAAAGGAACTCCGTTTCAGGCATGTGTTTAGCACTTTTAAAATAGGCCTTTGTATGTCCGTATCCATAGTTTACATTGAGCGACATAAGGGTATCGGCCGCCGAACTGGTATATTCCGCTAAATCCTTCAAAGAGAAACCGGCAATTCGTTTGAGTCTTTCGTCCGAGATCTGGCCGATCCTAAAATATTTCCCCTGTATCGGATCGTACGAGTATTTACCCGACCGAAATTTATCCCACTTGGAAATAACTTTTTCAGCCTTCACGTATCCGGCACTATTTACACCATTTACTTTTTTACGTAAAGCGGATCTCATGCGTTCCATTGTATCTCGGACAGCTTGACTCCGATAATTATACCGTTGAGAGTGTATCAAATGACCCACTTCGTGATATATAATTTGTGATTGGTGTACATTGCTCTCTTTGAAACGAACGCCAAGATCAATATTAACCGTCCCTCCTGACTGATAAGATCCTTTAGGCGAATGTGTAACTTTAGGCGGCGACTCCAATAGATCGTAAAACGTATGATCGATCTTTTGCGGCCATTTCTGAAACTCTGGCGGACACATAGGAGATATATACTCTTTTGGAGTAACAACCGGCTTTACTATCTCTGGATTAACAACCCCTTGAGCCGAGCTCGGAACTTTATTCCGGAGAATAAGCCCCTTTGAGAGATTCCCTTCTTTAAAATTGTCCCGGATCCAGTACGGAGTAGAACTCCATCCTTTAGCCCTATCAGCATTTTCTTTTACCCAATCGTCGAAACCTTCGGGTACATCAGTAATTTTATTTACTGAATCGATTTCATCCGGATACTCACCATCTAGTATCTTATCAAGAAGGCCGTCGATCTCTTTATCGTCCGCCAGTATGGAAACGATATAGCATCGGCAATGAGGATGCCAACCCCGAAAAACAAAGTCTTTTGGATACCTACCGGCTAGGGTGTCGCAAATATCGTTACAGGGATGATTATTCGAGAGCTTGACCTCAAAGCCGACAACGAAAGGGAGAGAGTTCCATCGACTTTGATCGGCGGCTCTATATGCCATATTTGGCTCGGTCCTAGCTACACGCATAGCGTTTTTATAGCTTGATCTATACATACCCCGTCCCGGATGATAGGCCTCGGCCGCTTTCGATAATTGTAAGTTTCCTCTCTTATCCCGGACACGCCGGAAAAGTTTTTCCGGTTTCTGCAGGAAGGAACGGAGGTCACGGGAAAGATGAGCCGCCGACCTCCCCTCTCCGAGAGCCACATCGATCCCTAGTTCGATCTCCGCTTTATATTGGCCGGTACATTTCCAAATACGATCCGAAAGGCCTAACCCGTTTATCTTTCTATTTTGAAACTGATCTAGGGCCTCAAGATTATGATTATAATATCGTTCTAACTGCTTTTTAGAGAGTAACCCCGACTTACTCCAAATCCGGTCAACGAGTAAATCATTTTTCTTTTGAGACTCTTCCCACTCCTGCCGGGTTCCCCGATTTATATAAGCGACGACCTCCCCGGAGATCTTTGTCATGAGCCGGCCGACTCTTTCCTTTGTCTCCGGATAATCATCAAAAGAAAAGATCTTCTCCGGATCGTAGGAGGCGGATCCCGCAAGTTTGGCAAACTCTTCTACGTATTTGTCATATATGCGTGTGACATAGCCTCCGAACTGCGTAGACCGGATCAAATGCTCGAGATAATACTCCCGTTCCGTTTTTCTTTTCTTTGCCATAGGCTATATTACATTCCTTGTCCGAAAACGTCGTAAGTCTGTTCTTTCTCCATCTCTTCGACGATCTGATTATATTCCGCCTCCGGATCATTTGATAGATCGGCGAGCTCGACAGATCTCTTTTGAGAAACAACCGGCCGTCCTCCGTTAGCCGTAACGAGAGTTTCAACCCATTCCTTTTTATCATCGATCATAAACGGAGTGAATTTCGGTTTAATATTAACCTCCTCTGCGCTCTTTTTGAGTGAATTGTTCATTACCCCTATATAAGATCTAACGATCGATAAACGCCGTAGAATCACGTCCTCGAAAGTCTCGATCTTATCGTAACATTTGAGGTGAGCGTCCATGAATAAAAGTTTGAGGGCAACGCCGGATATATTGCCGAGGCCTTTCACCGACTCGAAAGATATATCCGGAGTCTGAGTCAAAGAGTAGATTAAGCGAAGTAATACCTCAAATTCGAACTTAACTCCTTCCGGAGCATGATCCCATGATAGATATTCTGCTTTCGTGTCCTTTTCCCCTTCGATTACCGCTCCGCTCTCCCCTTTCTTAGACCAGCCCTTAACCCGGCCATTTACAAATATTTTGGGTGACGAGTGATAATCATTCGTATCACCGGCATTAGAAAGGGCCTTTTCCAGCCTTTCGATAAGTGGCTGAACGTCTTCCCACTCGGTTTGTTCCTGTGATACATAAACGATCGGGATCTTACCTATTGGGTTTTCGATAGCCTCCCCGATTTGCTCCCATTGACCACCCCCGGCCTTTTCGTAATGAAGGAAATAATCGGCCGTATAGGTGTCAAAATAGGCATGTTCCTTGCCTTGCTCATCGTCCGTATAGTATTGGCGAGAAAAAGCGATCATATCCCCGTGCTCGTCAAAAAGAGGATATAACTCGTCACCCTTTCCCGGAGACCAAATAACCGACCGTAGCTTGTGTCTTGACTCAAACCCGTATTCATTATTCGGGATCGACAATGTAATCGGATACCAATACTCTGCCGCTTCTTTGTAGGAAAAAACAGCCCGGGCCAGGCGACGGTTAAAACTATTAATCTTATTCTTTGTAAAGATCAGATCGATAATTTTAAGGATCTCCTTCGATTTCTTATCCTTTCCGGCTGATAATGTTACCGGGTTTGCAAAAAGGAATGAAACAGCAGAGGACACGATCTTTTTTTGCAAGGCGATAACTGCCCTGTTCACCTCTTCGTAACGAACAGTTATTTTCTCTGTTTTCTTTTCTCCGCCGACAATGATCGTCCGCTCCTCCTTTATTGCCTTATCCGGTCGATAGATCCGGTCATTGATCTTATGTCCGTCCGGATTATATTGAGCGGACAGTTTCTTTACATTGGGAGCGGGCGCACAGTTACGACGACTTTTTAATGTTGTAACCTGTTGAGCTGGTGTTTTACCTTCTAATACTTTTGATAAATCCATAGCTTATATTTTTAATCGAAATAATCTCCGAGGTCGTCTTGTGCTCCGTCCTCTTTGTTGTTATAATAATCTATTGCATAGCATAGTACATCGACATATTCGTCGTGAGGCTTTGCCGGGAAACCGCAAATTTCCTCGATAAACTCATCGGCGAAATAATCGTCGATCACATAAACCCGACCGCATTCGATAGTAGGGGAGGCCGCATTCAAACGTACCTCTTTGCTATCTGTAGGAGTCGGCGTTCTCGTTACATTGATACCAGTATTCCTTTCGATCGACTGGATGACAGACAATCCCGAGGCTTTCGGCTCAATCCGGAGCGTACTATCAGACGTATAACCGTTCTCTAGGATCCATTTAGGTAGCCAAGCGAGTAGATCTGGAAAATCAAGATTGACCTTTTTTCCACAGACAACATAAATATCAAATCCGATCTTACATACACCGATAATACCCGTAGGATCGTTCTCCTCTTTCTCGGTGTAAGCCGTATCACAAAAGAAATGGATCGGCTCGTATTGCCGGAGTCGTTCAAACTCGGCTCTCGAGATTTTGCGAAACCATTCCTTTTTAATGATGTTACCACCGTCAGCCACCGGATTTTGTCCGTATTGGCCGGAATACCCACGGGATCCGAGATCAACCTTTGCCTCGTCGAGAACCTCTCTATTAAGTCGAGCCGAATCCAATAACCCTTCTTTGTAATAATCCCGGAGTTCTACCGGTTTTACGTCTTTGCAATCCTCAGCCGGTAAACAGATATGCCGGATATTTGCCCCCTTCTTTTCTAGCAAATAACCCGTTACGTCTTTTTCATGGAGCCGTTGCATAATCGTTATTGTCGGAGTATTCTTTTTATTGACCTTACGAGAAGAAAGCGTTTTTGTATGCTCGTTAGCGGTCTCTCTCATTGTTGCAGAATAGGCCTGTGCAGGGTTGAGAGGATCGTCGTTAATAATAACATGCGCATGCTTTCCAGTGATAGTTCCACCAGTTGATGTTGTGTATCTTGCCCCTTTTTTTGTATTCTCGTAGTTCTCTTTACCCGACTTATCCCGGCGTAAGGCAACCTCCGGAAACAAACGCCGATATTTATCTGAGGTTATTATATCACGACTCTTAATCGCATGCTCGGTCGATAGGTCTGCCGAATAGGAATTTGTAATAATCCTGATCGTCGGATCTTGCGTCCAAAGCCATGCCGGGAACATAATCGTTACGATCGTCGATTTCGTTGTCCCTGGAGGGATATTGATAATAAGATCATAAGGTTTTTTCTCCCGGTTTATGATATATTTAGCAAGGATTTCAAGCTCTTCACATAAGTACGGGATATGCCAATTATATTCGGGCTCCTCCGGAATTATAACCGACCAAAAAGATTGTACAAACTCAAAAAGGGAAGCAATACAGGCCTCTCTTTCTACTTTTGTAAGCAAACCTAATACATCAGTCGATTTTCCTATCCTTTTCATTTACTCTACTTTCCGGGCTAACTTCAATAACTCGGCCTTTTCTTCCGGTGTTAGTTTATCTATATCTATATCAGAAGAACCGGGAACCAACGGAGAGCCATTCTCGCCGGTTAAGATCCTATGTTCCGGAGCATAAAGCCCAAGAAGTTTAGCCCTTTGTTCCTCGCATTTAAGCATGAGTTCCATATAGCGAGGATCTCCCTCTCCTAGCTCCTGAATCTTTTTCTCCTCACGCATTACGGTAATAATATCGGCCGGGTTATCAGTATCCCCTTTTCCCCTCTTTTTACCGATAGGGACTCCTTTGCGTTTCGTATCGGTCCGGTAGCGATCCTTTCGAGATCGATCCCACTCGAGCCGGGCCTCCTCATAATGCTGCCGATTGCGCTCGAGAAAGAGAGTAACCGCTTGATCCGTCTTATCGAGCCTTTCAGACCGCCACTGTTTGAGGAGCGTTTCTATATCATCATGAACTGTTTTAAGGCTATACGAGCCCAAATCCAGCCGACGGATAACCTCAGACCGTATTTCCCGGAAACTCTTTCCTTTCGAATATAATTCCGAAACGATTACGAGCCGGGCCTCCTTTTGCTTGCGACGTGACTCATAAGCCTGTTGTTTTTCTCCTCCTTGCATATCAATCGATCTTCGATAACCATTGTAAATAAATCTGATGGCTAATATTTGCCATCATTACCGGAAGGACAGACCTCCCCATGACCGTTACGGGTATCTGATCGAGAAAATCATAATCCAACGGGAACGTACAAAGGAGCCGGACCTCCTCCCCGTTGAGCTTTCTCTTTTGGAAAGGATGAACAACCGAGGCCGTAGACAATCCGCTCGAGGACTCCGTTATCGTAAAGCAAGGTTTACCCGGGTGCGGCTTGTGGAGATTAAAAAACCGGCTCGACTTCTCTCCTACTTTCACGTTATCCCATTCCGGACCGATAGCATATTTTTCGATACTGTACTCGGAGTTACTAGGATGGTTCCAATACTTCCGGGTTATATCGAAATTTACCTGAGGGCAAGCGAAAGACATATCAAGCGCCGGGAGATTATAATCTTTCCGTAGTCCAATAATGAAAATACGGTTCCGGATCTGCGGGATCCCCATAGATGCAGCATACAAAAGAAAAACTTGTATTGTGTAATCCGAGGATAACCGGTTTACGACGTTTTTCAAATAAACCTTTGCGTTCCCTTTCGCCAGTCCTGAGACGTTCTCTAAGAGGAATACTTTCGGCCGGAGCTTCTCTATTGTTTCGGCATAAACGTAGACTAGATCGTCCTTAACCTGCTTTTTCCCTTCGTACTCCGAGACCTTTCCCCAAAGTCTTTCCCGGGCTCCGGAGGTAGAAAAGGCAGCACAGGGAGGAGATCCGTCGAGTAGATCCAGTTGATACAATTCAGCCGGGAGGTCCGTCCGTTTGTTGAACTCTCGTATATCCTCCTCGTAAAAATATTTCGGGTGATGATTTGCCCGATACACCCTCGAGTAGTGCTCGGTAAACTCAACCCCTCCGAGGTGATCGTAACCGGCCAACTTGTACCCCATCGTACTACCTCCCCCACATACGAATGTCCCGAACACCTTTTTACCGTGATACGGGACGACGAGAGGATCCGAAAGCCTCCATTCAAGTGGGAATATGTTTTCTGTTACTTTAAACATAAATAGCCTTTGAAATTAAGTGATTGAAAAAATGGCTCAACAATGCGAAAGCCCGCACCGATAAGCATTTCGTTATTATCAGAAGTCTCCAAACAGGTCATTATCTTACGAAGGTCGTACTCTTTAGAGAGGATCTCTTCCGGTGTGAACTGTTTGAGTTTGTTTGAGTAGTTCGAGAAAGTAAAAACCTCCTGAACGAGTCCATTATGAGCGATCTCTTTCTCACAAAAGATAAAAGCCCCATTTCGACCGAGTGAGTCGTATATTTTCCGAAGGAGATCGAACCGTTTATTTACATCGATAAACTGCAAAGTGAAAATCGAATAAATCAGGTTGGACGGCGGTAGACTAAAATTAGGATCCGTAATGTCCTGCCTCCGGAGGTCGAGCCCAGGGAGGAAATTTGTATCGAGCAAGTCGTAACCAATCGCATTACACCCGTATCTCTCCCGGATTGCCTTTACTAGCTTTCCGGAGGTACAACCTAAATCGATCGGAACCGTCCCGGACTTGATAAAAAAAGAGGAGAGATTTACAATCAATGAGTGTAATACCTCATAGCCTGTAATCGATCCGGAAATATGATTGTCAAAATCGCCGATCGTATCAAATGAAAAAGGCCTTACTCGGTTCATAGTCCTAGCAATTTAAGGAGGGCCTCCTCCGGTGTACCGGCAAGCTCAGAGAGTTTCGCCTTTACCCGGTTATAGACACCTTCCGAATACTTCAATTTTAGCGTTACCTCGTCGCTAATATCCCCGACGTTGATCTCCTTGTTTTTCTCCGAGTAATCGCTATCATCGGACCAGACATCGACTCCCCATTCGATAAGATCCTCATTGTCCCACTTATTCGCCAGTTCGTCATTATCCCATTCTCCATATTCGATATTATCCTTTGCGATAAATTCCCGACGCTCCTCCTCGGTTAGATCCGATGCATCCCCGACCTCAACGACAGGATCTTTTTTCCAGTCAAGCCAATACTCGAGTAATGCGTCACGCTCGGATTGAGGTTTATTAATCATTTTCCGGGACTTTTCGATTATATCCCTAATCTCGTTAACGGACATATCCAAAATAGCCATGAGGCCCCGGAAACGCATATTTCCGCCAAGTGCGATTATGTCCTTATCGACAGTAATCGGACGTAACTCCAACATTTTAGGAAATACGACTAAAGAGGAGATCAGTTTATTAAATCGCTCCTCTTTGATTTGCCTCGGATTATCTTCGTTGACACGTATTCTAGTAATGTGCAATTGTTTTGTTTTCATAGGCTTTTCTTTGTTCACAAATGTACAAAATTGAGTCTAATAGACACAATTATAAGTAAAAAAATTACATATTTTCCACCGTTGACCGGATCAGGTCCAACGTTGCACGAGATAAAAGTGTATCCGGCGTTACCCGGAGTAACCTCCAACCGAGGGAGGTCGCCGTATTGTATTTCTCCATATCGCCGAGAAAGCCTATCGGCCGGGTGTGTCTCCCTTGTGTATAGACTCCTCCCTCAACTTCTATAGCGATCTTAACCTCTGGTATTGCATAATCAAAGCGCCATCGGCGAGTAGGAAAAAACCGTAGCTCTTTGACACACTCGAGCCGGAGATCCGATTTAACCAACCTCGTAAAAAGGTCGGCCGTCGGCTCCGGCTTTCTATTACTCGACCTCATCTTTCCTCTGAATATTCATATACTTGACAAAAACTAGAATTTCATTTGAAGTAAGTTCACTCTCGGGATATTGCTTTAAGGCCTCCGAAGGATCGAGCCAATACCGGTTATCTCCATCGACAAAGTACTCGCTGTTATAGCGGGGAACCTTCACGACGTATGTACGAGCATGCCCGTTACGATCTTTCAATAGATCAACGAGAGTTCCGCAAAGAGCCTCCTTATCATCTTCCGGTACCTCTCCGGTTCCTTTCCATGCTAGAAAGACGATTGGATCTCCGATCTCGTAATAGGGCCGTACCCGTTTGCAATTGATTACTGCTGTAGCTTCAAGTCGTAACGTCTTGAATACTTCCTGAACTGTTTTACGGTAGTCGCACCGGTTGTTGTCTGCACAATACTTGCAGGATCTTACCATTCCATACATAAGGCATATATTTTTGTTGATAATTTTTTCAAAGCCCCTTTGAAGCCCCTTGATAGCCCCTTGATAGCCCCAACGAAGGACCTAGCAAGCCCCTTTAAAGCCCCTTCGGGTTTATTGAATATCTCATATTTATTCGCCGCCACTAATTGAGGTTGCAAAGGTTTATGGAAGCACATTTGAGACAACCAAACACGCCCATACAATAAGATTAGGAACCTTTCCTTAATCGAGAGTTTCCAACAACTAACGACATGACCGTAAGGCCCATCGTCAAGATAAGCTGGGAGAGGGAGGTACTCCTTTTGTCCCTCTCCAAATACGGTGTTTTGCTCTTTAAATTCAATCGGTTTCATTTTTTTATCGTATTATATATTCGATTCATTACAAGTAAGATATAAGACAAAATATCCGCTATTATCATTAGTAGGGCCTCCGTACGGCTCACCCAACAAAGGATAAAAGCCAATACGGAGAATATAACTAGACAAAAGAGTACTTTAACCTCGCTGTTTTCCATTTTATTAAAGCCTAAAGTGTTAGTTCTATTGCTCTTGCGATACGTTCCTCGTCTGCTAGTTTTTGATCCAAGACAGCGACAGAAAGCCGACAATTTGCATCGTCATTCAGGTTTACGACCTTGCCAATACCCCGACAAAGGTCCTGAGAGAGATCGTCGATAAACTTTAAAGGCTTATCCATACGGAGATATGCCATAGATGGGAGATCCGGGTTAATAGAGCGCAGTTTCCGGATCCGGGCCTTATGAATCTCGACTGATAAACCAATTAAGGCCCGAGCTTGCTCAATACGGGAGATCGCCGTAGATCTTTCGATACGGTTCTTATCGAGGTATTGCTTAATAGACCAAAAGATTTTCTCTATATCGAGATTGATCTCGTCGACGATCCGGCCGACAGACTCCTCGAGGAACTTTGCCTTATCTCCATAGACGGAGTAAGTCATTCTCTCGAAATTCTTCGTAGCATTAATAAGGGCTTTCGTCTTTCCCTTGATGTTTTGCTTAAAGAGTCCGTCCTCCTCCAAACTCTCGGGTAGGTTATAGACTGCGCTAGCTGCGATCTTTATCGAAAAGAGGATATTGTAAATCGAAGCGATTATAAGCGCCCTATGCTCACCAAACACGCTATCGACAGCCTTTTCCCTTGCCTGTACACGTTGTTGATACTCGTCGTAAATATTTACGGCCTCCTGAGCCTTTTCTTTCGCTTTTACGGCTCGTTGCTGTCTCCGGTTAAACTGTACGGAGACTTTGTTCTTCTTTGTTTGTTGTTGCGATTGCATAATTATAACTGATTTATAGTTTGTATTGCTTTGTATATTTCAAATGCGACTTGTGGAACTATCGCATTTCCATAGGCTTTTATTGACTCCTCTCTCCACCTACAAAAGGAGATACCGTCCAATCGGGAGGAAACCCCATCATCTCGGCTACAAATAGGGGGTTGAGTTGGGAAGTCTTCCCAGTCACTCTTCTTACCAAATCCGGCAGAGTTGATCCAAAAGAGGTTTTCTCTCCTCTCATTCTTTTGCCTTCCGCAATTGATATACCTTTCCAATCTCTCGCTTGAGGCGTAGGAAGGAGACTCAAATCCGCAAATACAGTTTTGCCATTTCTGCAAGTTTTCAATCCTTGAGTTTGTACGGTTGGCAATAAACCAAACCCGATCCCTCCTATGAGGCGCACCGACGGAACAAGCCGGAATAACAACCGGCTGGACGGTATATCCTTCACGTTCAAGATCTCTACAGACGGTTTCGATAACGTACTCTTGTTCGAGTATCGTTTCCTTGTCAGACGTTTCAAACAAAGAGGCTTGACTTTCCACTGTAATTTCATTACTGGGTTGTACCATTGAGAGGATTCCAGCAACATTTTCACCGACAACCCAACCCGGTTGTACCTCTCGTATTGCTCGAAGCATTTCCGGCCAGAGATAACGGTCGTCGTCTTTTCCTTTTCGAGATCCTGCGACGCTAAAGGGTTGGCAAGGGAATCCACCTGTGAGTATATCGATCTCTCCTCTCCAACAGGAGAAATCTGTTTTTGTAATATCGTCATATTGAATGCTTTTTGGGAAATGAAACCTCAGTACCTTTTGGCACCACTCGTTAATCTCGCAATGGAACAGGTTCTCCCATCCCATCCATTCGGCGGCAAGGTCAAAGCCGCCCACGCCAGAAAATAATGATCCATGTGTCATGACCTGTCAATCTTTATGAAGATCACGCTTTCTCCATCTGGCCTCTTGTGTGCCATGCAAGCGCCGGAGTACCTGCACTCTTCTATACCTCCTCCATCATCACGAAAGGAGCATCCTACACAAACGTTTCCTTTAGTATTTCCTTGCGGTAGAAACTCTATCGCAGCATAATATAATCTACCGATCTTGACCAAATGGCCCAAAGGGACATCCCTTAATTCGTTTACTTTTTCCATTGCTTTTTTGATTTTTCTTCCATTTTTGATATTCATCCCAAGTTAGTCCGATGCTTTCCTTCGCTTGGACACGAGGACGAAAAGCATCAGCTGCCTTAATAGCCTCGTTTTGCGCCTGAGTGTCCCTATGGATGTCATACTTTGCCATCCAATTCATTATGACCTCGCCGTCTATACGACCAAAGACTTGTCCGAAATAACCTTTCTTGGCCATTTTGAAAAAGAGCTTGAAGTCCTCCGGTTTATAATGTGGGTATTCTTCACGAACAAGATCTATAGTATCTTTAATTTGAACGGGGTCCATCGTTCCATTAGTTGAGTAGAAATTCACGAATTGCTCAAACCATGTGTACATTAGCGAGTTTACGAAGATGTCATCATAAGTCATCGATAATTCCACGATAGAAGGCGAGATCGATTTAAAGACATCAATCGCCGTCTTTGGATTTATACTGTTCCAGTACGGCTCTGGCGAATTGGCCCACAGTTTCACGGCTTGCGGCTTTGTTTCCGGTAGACTTGGTAAAAGATCCAAATCCGGCCTTTGGTATCGTGCTACTTGATTTTCCATTGAATTTTTCCTTATTAAACCATGTAGCAAGTCTTTTAGCGACCTCCCATGTTTTATTCGTTTCAAATCTCATCTTAGTTTCTGACTTATTGAGTTCAGACCAGTAATCAAAGAAAGCCCGGATCATTTCCTTCCCGTATCGTTCCACATAAGGAACCAGAGAATTATAAAATTCATCCCTCCGTTTGAGCGTAGCGGCTTTAGCCGCGGCAAGTTTCTTTGCTTGTTCGGCTTTCTTTGCCTCTACGCTAGTAGAGGTTTCTTTAGGTTTACTATTATCTACTTCTTCTCTAATCTCTTCTTGCGATAGTTGGGCGATTGGGTGGCTATCGGGTGGCGATTGGGTGGCGAAAGAATTATTATCAGGTGGCGATTGAGATGCAGACCTATTCGAACCATTTTTCCACCTCTTTTCATTTCCTCGTTTACCGGCATCAGAAAGTTTTGCTCTTTTTTCGTCCAATGGCTGCATACGTGTATTTAGAGATTCGGAGTAGAAACACTCACCATTATTGGTGAAGGCAAATAACCCGAAGTCATTTATTACACTTTTTAGAATTGCGGCATCAGCACGTAAATCAAAAGCCAAAACATTATAATCGGCTTTTAGAGTATAATTTTTGCTTTCTCTTAATTTTTCTATCAACGCCCAGTATAACCCGTATCCTTCCCATTTATGCTTTATACGTAAAGCGATAATTTTATCATCGCTTCTTGCATCACTATCATGTGGAAAGTAGTTTTTCATGTTTATCTATTTTATATAAATAGCCTTTGAATTAAGCGTCTTAGTAATTCCAATCTTACCAGAAACAAAAAGCTCATTAAGTTCTTTTCTCGCCTCTGCATGGATTGTGTTCATTAACTCCACTTCCGGCACATGATCCGGTGTTATCTTTTCCAATCGTCTCTTTTCTTGAAGGCGATTAATTATGCTTAGTATGTCCATATCAAAAATATACGTTAGTTAATTGTCTGCTTTTTGAATATACCGCCCATTTACCATTACCTCCATCAACCAACTTTAGGTCTTTCACTTCCCCAAATCGTTTGATATTTCCACATAAATAGAGGACGTATTTGTTGTTACGTCCTCTTGTTTTTATATTTCCATACATATCCAAATGCTGATTTTTGATGCTTTTTGCAGCAAGCACATATAGCTCTTACTGGTACATTTGATTTTCTCGAAGCCTCCATTAATGAAGGATATTCCGCTATCATATCCCCATGCAATGAGTATTGTATAACACTTATAGCACCATGCCTGTTTGTTTGCGCTCTTGCTCTTCTTTTAATACAAGTGCCATAATTCGTGTTGTACTTTGCATCACACCATTCCAAATTTACGGCTCTATTATCTGCTTTCTTTTCGTTCTTATGATTAACGAAAGGCAATTCTTTAGGATTAGGTATAAATGCTTTTGCTACCAGCCTGTGAACGGAATGATAACTTCTTTTACCATTTTTGCGCAAATAAATCATTCGATAACTATTTGAATTTGCACATGAGAGTATTTTATCTTGTGGCAATCCTTTTTTAGCAAATGCTTTTACCCTACCTAAATTCGACACTTGGTATAATCCTTCGTACCCTTCAATATCTTTCCAAATTTCATCCATAATTATTTAATTTAAAAGTGAATAAAGACCGTCCCTAAGATGGTTCGGACGGCCTTTGATAATCGTGTGTTTATGTCAAAGCATCATATACCACATTCAACTTCTCAAAGAATGCCGGTTCAGCATCTTTACTCATTTTCGCTCTCATAAAATCCCTGCATGCCCGAACAATCTTCATAAACAAAACCTTTTCAATAGGTTTATACGTTCTTATATCGTTAATACCCAATTCTGGTGTTTTGACTCTTGGTATATAATTATTAATAATGTGATAGTGCTTATCATCCAATACCTTACCATTGGGCTTAATGCCATTGAAATAGTATTTATTCTTTATACCTGTTACCAAATCATTCATTAGTAGAGATTGAAAACGAAACTCTTTTTCAGCGTAATAACCATACTTGCTTTTATCGCAATATATTCTTGCTGCCGAAACAAGTTTTAAAAACACTACTTCTTCAAACGGCATATAAGGCTGAAACTCTCTGCATAGTGCGGATAACTGAACATGTTGCTTAAAACCCAATTCTTCAAAATACATTCGTGTTGCCATAACCTTATCTATTAAATGATTCGACAATTTCCTTATACTCATTTGTTCTCTCAAACCGGTTTAGGTCTTTCACCCGGTCAGCACCGAAAGAAACTTCGCCAGTGCTGAACTGATAGATATAGATACGTCTATTCTAGTAAATATGCAGATATACGCTTACCTTGTTATTTGTTGATGGTAGAGTTTTCATAACGTTAGATTTATGCGATTGATAATAAATTAGCTTTTTTAAAAGAGCGGTATTCGCCCTTCTCTGTATCGAAATAGGTAAACAAGGTTTCGTTTGCCTTTCTACCTGTACCTTTAGTTTCAGGCATCAGCTTTTCTGATAGCGTACCGAATGCCTCACGGGTTGATCCGTCAACTTTGCGAAAGTAGAACCGGACAATACCGGCTTTCATCTTTGCTTTCAATTTAATGTTTGCCCATGCCGTTTTAAGGGCTTCACTCATTGAATAACCGTTCTTGCGAACAAAAGACCATGCCATTGACATAACCTCTTTCATCTGACTTTTAAATGTTGTGCTCATACTCTTATATTTTATGTGTTTATACTTTATTCGTTTACTTCGATGATGCAAACGTAATGTATTTATATCACACCATAAAACATTTCGTGATTATCTTTATCACGATTAACATTTATTAGTGATATATATATCACACATTATTATAAAAGGGTATTTTTGCACAAACTAAATACACGATTATGGAACATAGAATAAAAGAAGTTATCAAAGAAAAGGGTTACACGATAACCAGTCTTGCCGATAAATTAGGTATAGCACGTGAAAGTCTTTCTCGTATGATAGTATCACCATCATACCCAACATTGGAGAAAATTTCTACTGCTTTAAATGTCCCTATATGGCAACTGTTTGCGTCGCCCGAAGAAGTTCAAAGTACTGGAGGCTCTATTGTGTGCCCTAAATGTGGTACACCGCTTGAACTCAAAATCAAAGAATAAAAGAAAGAGAGCGTTTCACAACGCCCCCAATCCAAAACACATAAAATATATTCTGAAAACTTATTCAATATTTCAAATGCAACTATAAATAGAATAATACTATGAGAATCAACGCACAACGCTTTTTCAATTTTAAAAAAGAATTTGGCTGGGCTGAATTATTAGCTACATTAGCATTAATATTTTCTTTACTTGCGTATTTCAATGATAAAAAGGATGATATATCTCTTGTTACCACAACTCCGTTGAGCATGTTATACACTGAAGATAGTAATGATATTTTTTTTATTTACTGTCGTTCAACTATCATTAATAATGGGAATAAACCAATCACTTTATTAGGTTTTTCTCCTCATGAAAAATTAGGACTATCTCTTGTTGCTAAGAATGGTTCACAAAGTCTTTCTAAAGAGTCTATACCGTATGAAATATTTCAAATACCAGACAGCATACTAACAAACGATCTTTTTAGTAATCAAGAGAACTTAAAACAATTTAGAAACCAAGGTCTTGAAAAATTGTCACTCATGAACAAAACAATTAACCCAGGAGAAGTCTATCTTCTAAATATTGGCATAAAATATTATTTTTCGGAGCACAGAAAAATGCAATATACTTCGCTTTTCTTTTCTGGACAATTAAACTTCTCAAACGGCAAAACATTGCTATTTGGTGCTGGTGGAAACATCAACTACCAGCATAGTAAAAAACTAATTGGCAAATAATTTTCATATCCCTTTCTCCTTTCGTAACTTCTTATTAAGTGTTTTGTAATACTTGATTAGCTGCTCATATTCAAAATCTGACATCTTAGAAGTGCTGGCAGCTTTCACTTTCAGTAAGTCAAATTTCTGTTGCCCGATTTTAGCTATCAGATTTACCCGATAGCCTTCCAGATGGTCAGCTTTGAACCTATTGCAGTGGCGGCATTCGGCATGGCAATTATTCTCATCAAAGCGGGTAGCTATATGCGTGCGGCTGAAATAGTGACCACAATCTGCTTGCCCAAACGGTTTTATCTGACCGCACGAGATACATCTAAAATATCCGTTCGGCATTACATCACGAAGCCGGATAAAAAGGGAAAACTCTTTGTCGAGTTTAGCTTTTAAATCCGGCTTCTTCTTTACTGTTACCCCTGCCTTATCAAACAGGGGCAAAGGCTTGTCTTTCTTTTTAGCCTTAGTTCGTTTTATGTAATACATAATCAGTCGAAATTATAGTTGTCAAAATCATCCGGTTCATAATCCGGTTCCCGCCCAAAGTCCATTACCATCGTCTATTTTTTTTGATTTATTAAACATAGGCCTATCCAGATAAGAGCCATGATACCGAGAATGGCAGCGACTATCGATAAAGCCTCTGACCAACTGTTTAAAGATTCTATATTCATGGTGATAAAATTTTGTTCAGTAAAAAGCCCCGGAGCGGATTCCCCGGGGCGCTAAAATCATTGCCAACGACCGATGGCTGCGTACCGATAAAATTTGCTCTGCAGAGCTAAAGCCACTTTCGCATCACTTCGCTTGGGTTTGTGGACGGTACCGGTATCGAACCGATCTCTTTACATCGTGCGCACTCTGTAACGTTTCATCCCAGAACACTGACCGCCCGTATGCCGGGACTTTCACCCGGCTATTCGCGATTATTACACATAAACTCCTGTCTCACGACTGTAACTGTTCCCGGATAGCCAACCAAAGCACACCGGGATAAACCTATTTGCTAGAATAAGCCATCGAAAATTCACGGGGTATAAACCGGCCTACCGATATAGGCTTTGCAGCCTCAATCATTGTATGAATCTCCTTTTTCTCGAACGGATTTCCCTTTTCTTTGGCTTCTTGTTCATGTTCATCCTGCTTCTTTTTGAGATAAGAAGTAATCAACATCATTGCCCGGTCAACATTGTAAGTGTGGACAACAAATGTCGCTGAACGTTCATCCTCGTCAAATAGAATTTTTGTTTCTATCTGGTAAAACTTCCGATCACAATTCTTCGGTTCTTCCTCTTCATCAATGTCCGGCTTGTCATCAGGATCATTATCGGGAAAATCCAAAGGCAAAGTATCGATCTTCTTTTCTTTTAATGTGTCAGTAAGGATTACACAGGAATCAAACTCTTTAACCATGTTAATAATGAAGCCTGCCGTAAAGTTCAGTTCAATATAATCCTTTAAGAGAAGAAGTGCAGAATCTACACTGGTTGCATAAAACAGGAATTTACACTTTTTGCTATCAATAGTGGCCTGAGCGATATAAGGCTGTAAGTAGTCATTTACCAGCTCAACAGCCAAACGTTTTTGATTACTTACCTCAATATCCTTTGTTATATCACCAGACTCATAACAGAATCGGATTTGAGCAAGAACATCCTGATCTATCAATGTTCCTCTCTGAAACAGTAATTCATTACGCTCAATTGATACAACCTCGCTAGTATCTTCATCAATAAAGTCCTCTGTCCATGTTTTTAGGACTCGTTGAGCAAGGTATTTATTGAGCATCTTTTGGGGATCAGATGTAAAATACCTTATTTCGTTATTCTTTGTCTCTATCATGCTATACCGGTTTAATAGATTCCTCACTATGAATAATCATCCCCTTCTTAGAGACTTCTCCCTTAGCGGTTATAGGGAACGTTTTCAAACATCCCCAATCAGCAGACATTTCTACGCCTACACACTCTTTATCATTAAAATAAAAATGCTGGCCTTCTTTGAGATTATGTGTCTCGTAAAAATCAGCGATCATTTCTTCTCCTACCAGCTGTCGCAGATCCCGAATCTCCTGTTGTTTTTGGGAGATCAGAACTTTCATTTGTTCGATTTTCTCTTTTCGTATCATATAAATTCTTGATTGCGTTGAATTTCTTGTTGTGCATATATCAACATTTGATGTTCATTGGCGGCCGGCAAATAGATACCAGCTATTGATGCGCTCCAATTACGGAAACGGTCAATAGAAAGAGTCATTTCACCCGTTGTCAGTTCAGCAGAGCTACGCAAATAAGTTACTTCTTTACCTTTTTTGTTCACCGTCTTGCGTTCAAACAAATCACGGTTGCAAGTCCTCTTATAGAAGTCAATTTTTGCTTCATCGAGGCTGCAACCGTATTCACTGCCAAAGTACCCTAAAAGAAGATGTAAATAAGAGTTCTGAGCGAGCGTGCGATTAGGTAATTTCTTTTTTACTTCAACTACCGCACGCTCTTTGAACAATTTGTTTACATACTCTTTAAACTTGGGTATTTGGTATTCATTTTTGAGATCATAGATCATATATTACAATCTCCACATATATCAACAATGGTATCAAACTCTTCTCGTGAATATTCAAAATCATTGATGAATACTACTTCTTTTCCTGTTTCATCAAGATAAACACCATCATCCATTTCCAAAGATTTTAGTATCTGTTATAAGTTCTCTGTTTTCTTCCAAGAACTTGATAAAATCCTCACAATGGTTAGTAAGAATAGGAATATCACGTTCTGGATTGAATACATAGGTTTCCGTATAGGTATCTACCACATAACCGCCTTTGTTGAACTCCACGATATTATACTCGAACGTCCGTACATCCGAACCGTTCTGCATAAGAGCGTATGGATAAACAAGGTGTTGATGATGATCCTTAAACTTTCCAACCGTATAACTTCCGGTCGTTTTGATGTCGTGAACGGTGGGAGGCATCAACTCGTCAATCAGACCGTAAACCAAAACATTACCGTATGCAGTTGGCAGGATTGCTTCTACTCTAATCTGGGTCAATGCGCCTTTAAAGTAATCAACAAACTCACGGCAAAGAGAGATGGGAAAAACGAATGTACGGTTATTGTAAACAACCGTATAGCAAGTATTCTCGGCATTTCTCTCTACGTTCATCTTATTAGGTTTCCTATTTTCTATAAGAGCATCCACCAATTCGTTAAACGCTGTCCCTTTATCCGCAGCTTCGCTATCGAAAGGTTTACGATTAATGCGATCAATGAGTTCTTGAAACTGCAACTCGTGAAACTGTTCGGGTGTGTGGGGTGGATTTTCAGACCACCCCCAGTATTTTTCCCAAACCACATCACTATTCAAATACCCCCAAAAGGAGTCAAGAATAGTGGCGTAAAATTTATATTTAAGCTGCTGCATCGTTATACGTTTTAGTATTCTTGTCAAAGACCAATCCAAGTTCTTTAGCCTTAGCCGCCAACATCATAGCCGCTTTTATTTTTGAACTTCCAACATGGTTGAAATCGTTAATATGCGCGATGAAGTCATTCGCGGATGCTGCATCCCCAACCAATTCTAAACACCCTGTTATATCTGATAAAACCTTATTATATGCTTCTTGTTCTGCCTTTTTAGCTTGTAGCATACCAAGATAAGGGGCAATAATCCGAGTAGCGATGAAATCGTTCTTTGCCGTGGGTTTCCCTTGTACGTCTATAATAGTCGGAACCTCCATAACAGATGGCAGATTACAGGTATTCTTTCCGTCATTTCTATTTGTCGGATCGAATGTGATCGTTCTTCTTACCCGGCCATTCTCATTCCGCATTTCCATATACCCTAACAAATCCAATTCTGTAACGATCGAATTGTAAGACTTTTCCCTTAACGCAGGGACAAAAACCGTATCATCACCCTCTTTTCGTGTATCCCTGTGAGCGACAAAAATGACGTTTTTATTCAAATCCGACAGACAGCGAACAAACCATGAAAATTCTTGATTGATACCGCCCCAATCTCTAATAGAAGGCTGTCGGGTTCCACATTTGTAAGAAATAATGAAATCCATCATCTTACCGATAGTGTCAATAACTATTGATTGATAAGCTGACAGATTTTCACTCATTAGCACCTTCATGTCATTCCAAGAAGTGACTTGCACGATGTCCACACTTTGCAGATGGGAATCATTCACTCTTTTAACCCCGTTGTCGAAGTCAAGTAATAACGGCATTGGAGCACTCAATGCAACTGTACTCTTGCCAAAACCAGCTTGGCCGTAAAGCATCATCTTTACATTTGTCGGAATATTCAATTCCGTTGATTTTTTAATTAAACTCATGATCGTAATATTTTAATCGTTAATACTATATCGTTCCTCTTCGTGTACCTTTTAGGATATTCCCATCCTCAATAGCTTTTTCTATTTCCGCTATCCGGTAATAAATTACCCCTTTAGCCTTAATGATAGGATTACCTTCCCTATCCACGGCCTCACGGGTGTCAAACTTGTATTGCTGGAGAAAACCACGTTTTACCAAGGCATTGATAACCGATTTACCGTATGTGTCTTGTGCTTCCTTTTGAGTGAAAAGCACGCGGTTATAGATTTTTTTCCTTTCCTCGGCTACTGTCCTTACCGCAGCTTTCGTAATGGCATCGTAATCTATTACTACAGGAATGCTCATTTTGGGGGAGATCAGTTCCATGGCCTGTTGAAGAAGGGCCATAGCCGGATTTGATTGAGTTGCTTCCATAATTCAAATAATTATATTTCGCCCTCTCGTTCTTACACGAATACGGGCGGTAAGTTCTACATTGGCGTTAGAACGGGTTCGGATTCGTTGCCGTCTCATGTCAAAATGACTATCTAAACAAAGGATTATCAAAAGAACACTAGCAACCGCCGATTTCATGGTAGGCGAAAAGTCCAATGTCAACCGGATACCCGATATCCTTTCAGCCAATTTTAGTGCTAGCTCTCTCCCATTCCGAACGCCCAAAATCAAAAATGCCGTCTGGAGCTGGTTATTTATCGTGCTTACCGCACGATGCTTCAAACTGGCAATCTCCTTCTTCTCGTACCCGGAGGCGTACATCTGCGCTGTCAGGTCGCATTCAGGTGTTAGTTCGGTGAAGACTTCCATGACATTTCTTGTTTTAGGATTTCTACAGCCGACCTCATAGCTTTCTTAGCTTCATTATCGCACCAATCATTCACCCAGCTTCTCGACTTGGTGAGATTGTTCGTATGCGCCTTTACGTGCCTAAACGATATACGGCCATATATACAGCCGTCCGTATTCTGACGTAAGATATCATTTAGGGTCTCCGCAATGTATTTCCCCGGGACACTGGTACTTTTAATGCTTATCTTCGGGAACATCATCTTGCAATCGCTATTCACATAGATATGTTCTATTGATCCATTATTAAACTCTGAGTTCAAAAGGACATAAACAGCGTTCGCCAACGCTTTCAGTTCAGCGTCCTGCGCATCCGATGTCTCTTTTAGCGTACCCGATTGCCTGATCCGGCCTAATTCTGACGTGATCCAGAAAGCGTACCCCCCAACCTTGTAATGATGATTGAAGGACGCATCAGTATTAATCGTGACATTCATAATCGTGCGTGTTGATTTTTAAGGCTTCTCTATATTATTGACTATATAGAGAAAGCCGACCCTGCTATTTCTGGAAATCGTGTAAGGTGGCCTACCGTCTTTCGTCACAATACCGTCTTTTCTCAACTCGTTATTAATGCGAAGTGCCTCGGAGCGATACCCCATTACATCCGACACCTCTGATAATGGGATCGCCTTGGGCTCACCGGGCTTTGTTTTCAAAATTGTTTCTCTGATTGTTGCCATATAACTATAAATTTAAATTGATTGTGGACGGAACCGGTAACGATCCGGCATACGCACTTCCGGCTGTGCGCAGAGCGTTCCAATACGCCCGCCCAATTGCCGGGGCTTTCACCCGGCCGCTTTTGACAACCTAAACACAAACGAATCAAACAACTTCAAAGAAGGCTTTTGCAGCTAATAGCTTCTTCTCTGCCAGAATACGAGCCGATTCTTCCCTGTCTTTCCAAGCTCGATAAAGATCCAGATCCTTTTTCGCTCCATCCAATTCTTTATTTAGAGAATCTACCAAATCAATAAGCTCTTCTTTAGTCATTTCTTCTATACCTTTTGTTTCCATGTCTTATCATTTTAAAGCTGTTATTAAATCAAGTTTGTATGCTGAATAAGTGAATACTACGACACCCACAAGATTAGGAATGAACGTAGCTGATTCTGATGCCATAAGGATGAAGCCAACGAACAAGGCTATCCCGTAAATTATATTTTTCATAAGCGTTAGAATTTAATTTGTGCCCGGCAACCGATTCGATCGACAGCTCTCGCTTCAGAACCGGGCCATATTTTGAAAAGGGGCGGCGGTTAACCAATGTCTGACCATAACACCGCAAGGAAACACGCCCCTTTGATAATTTCTTTTTTATAATGTACCCCAGCAGGTCACGGCAAAAGCTATCTGCGCTTATACATTATTATATGTTATCCTTTCGTTTCAACCCCATTTCTGCGGGTACTAAGGTGTAAGTACGAGAAAGAACTAACAGAAGTGACCGGGTGAGATATTCTCTACGCCCACCCGACCTAGCTTTAATAAACCGTTATGAAGTTTTCTACTTTAAATGATCTGAATCCGTTCGCATCTACATCGAAGTAGCGAACCGTTTTGTAGTTTTCTGATCCAGTGCCTTTGATTAGGGACTGAACGTCTTTAAGAGTACCTTTTGCTTTGCGAAGTGAACCGTCAGCCTTTTCGTAAGCGAATGTTACAATACCTTTGTGCATCTGTCTTGTTAGCCGATAGAGTGCCCATGCGCGTGAAAGACATACTGCGAATGCTTTACCTGTTGCTTTCATTAGCTCGTAAGCCATGCAAAAAACCTTGTGTCTGAAATTCGTTTTCATAATCGTGTGTGTTTATGTAGCCTTAAAGGGCTACGGATTTAAACTGTGTTAGAGAAATACCAAGTATGTAGCCGACATACCACTTTGAGAATCATAATTAACCATCTCAGATACAGCCATGTATAATTTAGCTAATCTTTTGTTTACTCTATGCCTTTTACCATTCTCATCGAAATAATAGGCTTGACAAAAAGAGCCATCTGAATAAAAATCCACAAATAATGCTGTCATAATCGTATGTGTTTATGTGTTAGTACTATGCTATATTCTGCCAATATTCGATTATGTACTGTCTGGCTTCTTCTTTGAAGTCTACATTGTATTCTCTGCAAGCATCTTCTTCGCTCATTGCTTCAAATCTTGCAAGTTCTTCATTCATGTAATCTTCGTTTGACATAATCGCAGATTTTAATGTGTTTGTACTATTGCCTATCAAACCGCTTTTGCTAACTTTGCCTGTGATAGCGTTATCAATTGTTTGATGATGCAAATATATAGTTAATTACTATATATGCAAACATAAATATAGTAATTAACTATATAGTAAACATTATTTAACCTTTCCGTATTCTTGCGTACATTATATAGAGTGGTTATGAAGAAAGAAGATCTACATAGAAACAGGATAGCGTGGATAGCACTTGGATTGAGTGTGATTTCCATCCTGTTATGGTTATGTAAATACGAACCTGTTACGTGGACACTATTAGATTCTGTGTTAGCTGTTCTTTCTTTGATTGTAGCGATAATTTCCGTGCTTTTTGGATTCAATATGTTTGGCTTGAGAAATGAGCTAAAAAAGGATATAGACAGCAAGTTGCAAGAAATAAGCGATAATCATGTGACTCATACCGCAAATACTATGATGTATATCGAAATGCGTTTACTTCACATGGCTGTAGAATTGAATAATATAGATGATGTAAGGCAGTCTATTTACATGATGCTTGATACCATAGAAAAGACTAAAAATAAGAAAGATATAGATTATATCATTAATCAGTTGAAAGAGTTTGAAGTAAGATATGGAAATAAACTGTTTGATAATACATTCAAAGAAAAACTAAAGATTAGGCTTGGAAGAATTGGTACTTTTTCTGATAGTGCACTTCTCTTCCTCCAATATCTTGAAGTATGATTCTTTCGCATTATCGATAAGCCTGTTTGATTCTTCAAATGGATCTTTACAGATTGTTTTATTTGGCGTATGAGATGATTTTTCTATTTGCATTCTCATTGATTCAAATAGAAAAGGATTGATTACTACCATAGCTATAAATGAAAGCGACAACCCCAAGGTTGCGGTTTGAGGAAGTCGCCTATATAGTCCCTTACAGGAACAGTTTAACAATTTAGTCGGTATCATCCGCAACTTGATACAGACGCAAATATATAGTAAACAACTATACATTCAAAATATTAATAGAGCAATATGAAAACAACGGCTGAAATTATCAATTCCATTCTTGAAAATGAAGGAATAAAAGCTGCTACATTCGCAAAGAACATTGGAGTGGTTCCCACTCAGATATATGATCTTCAAAAGGGTAAGATTAAAAAAATATCTGATGATATAGCGGATAAAATAATTTCGGTCTATCCAAAATATAATCGGATTTGGCTTCTTACCGGCGGAGGGGAAATGTTTGCAAACCAATCGTCCAAACGAGAAGGCGTTTTATCTCAAAATAAATCTGTTCCCGATGAAGCAAACTACAAACTTGTTCCAGTCATTCATGTTGATAGCGTAGGAGGTGTACATTCAAGAAATGACATAGTAAATGAATCTCAGTTCGTTGAAGGATATGTTCCATTTGTTAATGCCCAAGATGATGACAGAGCCATATATCAATCTGGGAATAGCATGATACCTACAATTCCGCCCGGAAGTTTATTGCAAATCCGAGAAGTTCCCAACTGGAAAGAGTTTTTCGGATATGGAAATATATTTGTTATTGAATTAACCGATGGACGTAGAATAACAAAAGAGATTAATAAGTATGAAGAAAACCCCAAAGAGTACGTTTGGTGCCACTCCCACAATCCTAGTGTAGCCGATGAAGAACTTCCTAAAAACATGATTGTTTCTGTATGGAAGGTAATTAAAGTACTAACAGATAAGGGGTGGTAACATGAAATTCAATCAATACCTTTGGAATCTATACAAGAACTCCCCGGAAGGGAAAGCTGCCATATCCAGTTTTTCAGACAGAAAGGAATGGATAGACGAAGAGCAACTTTTAGAACGCTATAATCCAAGTATCAAAGATAATTTCAACAAGGAAATTATATGCGAAATACTGGAAGATTTTTGGTGTTATAAAGTTTCCGATTTTGAAGGCATAGAATATCCGTCACTTGATAAAGCCGAGGGAATATACGAAGAAATTATCTCTACTGGATTACGGATAGAGGATGAAGAAGTATTGAAGATAGGCGATTTTGACTTGATGCTTGGATACATCCCGTTCCTATCAATGGAATTAAATTACCTGCTTGGTGACTACTTCTTTCCATATTTGTACATTGACAGATTCTATGAACTCAAAAAGTTAGCCGACCATTTTGAAATAGAGCTGCCACCTATTCCCAAGAAGCCCGATTACAAAAGCAGGTGTATATATTACTGGGAACTATGCAAAGTGCTCTATCAGTTCAGGACTGAAAACAACTTAACACCTGATGAGTTAAGCGCATTCATGTACGACTATGTGCCAAATCTCCTACACACGGAGGAAAAGAGCGAAATCCCACAACCATCACAAGCATGGTTCATAGGCGGATTGATAAGAGGATATGGCGAACAATGGACTACCGGATTTTGGCAGTCAAACCAAGACACAAAGAAGGGAGACATTCTGATTCATTACGAAACAGCGCCAATCAGCGCAATTACCTGTTTGTGGATAGCCCAGGTAGATGGAGTAATTGACCCATTCTTCCATTATTATAGTAATACCTATATAAGCAATAAAATAGACATTCCCCACATCACATTAAAAGAGCTTCGGGAAGATGAATACTTCTACAGCCACCCGCTCATCAGAAAGAAATTCCAAGGAGTGAACGGCTGGCCTTTGAGCAGTGAAGACTATTCAGAGTTACTTCGTATGATAAAGGCGAAAGGATTTGACATAGATACCCTGCCGAAGCTCTATGCTCCAGCCTTACTCAATAACCTCTCTATATCCTGCGAAAGAGATGTTGAAGTTCAGCTATTAGAGTATTACTTGAACAAAATGGGGTGGTATGAGAATAAGGATTTCATCCGGCAATTACCAATCCATGCAGGACGGGGACATAGGGTATTCCCGGATTACGCCTTACATTATGATAAAAAACCAGATTACGAACGAGCAAAGGTTCTGATTGAAGCTAAATTCCATATGAAGAACAACCAAGATATAGAGGAAGCCTTTAAGCAGGCTCGGTCTTATGCCAATATACTTGAGTCCTCGGTTATCGTTCTATGTGATAAGCAATGTTTAATTGTTTATGAAAAGAAAGAAAGTTTTGATCGGGATATATATGTAAAATACTATTGGGTAGAATTAGAAAACCCCGATAAATTCAACGAATTAAAGAACAAGCTAAATATCTAAAATTATGATTGATTTTTTAACCATCGTGCTTCTTGTATTCGGAGTATTACAAATTGTCTTATTCTTCAAAATATGGGGGATGACAAATGATATTCGAGAGATGAGAAACAAATATCTCAAAGATGAAGATGAAAAAGTACTAGAAGAAGTAACTAACAACCCGTTGCCTAGAATCAGTAATGAGTCAAAAACGACAATGTGAAGCCGGACGATTACTCCCTGGCTAAATCACCAAATTCGCCCTAATTTGAAAATCAAATTAAGCCGGGCATCATTTCCCGGCTTTTTCTTTAAACACATGATCTACTACTTTATTAATAACATTATCCACCCTGCTAAAATCTAGCTTGACATAGGTATCCGTGATATCGTGCCCGGATTCATGAGTAAGGCAAAGTGCGATATCATCCATGCTAATATCGCATTCATTACGAGCGATCGTAGCGAATGAATGACGAGCCGCATAATAAGTCAGATCCGGCAAGGACAACTCTCTCCTTAACACGGAAATGCCTCTTCTCACGGCTTGATGGAAGGCCGGCATATTCGAATACATCTTATAGAAGCAAAATCCCCTTATGCCATCCTTATCCCTATATTTCTCTATTATATCTGCGATTATCGGATGCATCATCAACGACAAAAACGGCTTGTCTTTTTTATGGGTACGTGTCTTTTTCCTCGTATACTCTACCCTGTCCCCAAACGGCCCACAATCATAGATATCCGCTAGGTTCATTCCCGCCAAGAAAAACGACATCAAAAAGAGATCCCTTGTCATTTCCGGAACTTCTTTGTCCGAATGATAGTCAAAGATTTTTCGGATAGTCTCTCTCTCAACCGCCCTCTTAGAAGTTGTTTCTATTCTGGGAGGGGAATACACCTTGAAAGGATCATTTTTTATAAGGATGTCTCCCACATCATAGTCGTTGTATTTTTTCTTTGCAGCGTTAAAGATAATAGAGAGAGCCCCCATGTAGGAATTGATACTATTTTCACTTAATCCGCATTTTTCTTTGTCGGCTTTCTTGCTCTTCCGATTAGTTGTCCGCAACCAATCCTCATAATCCTTTAACAACTTATGGGTAAGCTTGCTTATAGGAAGAGACGGTTTCCCTGTTTTCTCTACCACATAATTCGTTAACGCATTTATTCTCGTGACATTATAAGCTTTCGTGGATTCATTCTTTATCTTATCCTTATACTCATTGGCGAACCGAAGAAAGTCAATCTCACTACCGGCATCCAATATCTTCAAGACATAATCCTTCACCTCCTTTGCCGTATCCATTTCAGAGATGATTTCTTCTTTCTCATTCAGGATAGCACGAATCTTCCTTACTTTATCATTTAGGCTGTCCTCGATAGAGCTATCCGTTACAGATCCAGAAGAGTGCCCTTTTCGGAAACGAACACATTCCGTATTAACCCCAGAAGGAATGTAAGCGGACAGGCTCTTATGTATTATCTGTATCTTGGGGTTGTATGTCCCATCGGATTTCTTATGATGCTTGAAGATTACCCATTGTACCGTAGCCATAATCGTGTAAAGTCTTTTGTAAAGTATTTGTAAAGTTGAATCCTTGTTTTGAGCAAACAAAGTTATACAGAAACGATGTATAAAACAATACTAATACCCTTAAATACCTTTATCCATGCGGAAACAAATAAAAATCCGCATCCAGCTTCACAGCTACATGCGGACCAAACAAATAACAAACTCTTATTTAAATCCACTCCTTATTATTGATTTAACTAAATATAAATAAGAATAATACGATATATAATACTATATTTTTGTAAAGTATTTGTAAAGTAAAGCTATGCTTTTCTATTTACTCATCTTATCAAATTATCAAAATCATCAAGAAGCACCAATCCATAATTAGTATAGCTTCCTAAGTTATCTACTGAGACACCGTATACGGAAAAGCTCTCATTGGCGAACTTGATCCGGGCAATCTCATGGCCTTTCAGATTCTGCATGTTCATGTAATCACACATACGATCCCAATTTGTGGAGCCGATGAACAGGGAGGTGATCTTCTTTCCTCCTTTTATCGGGAGGCCGATGACGTAACTCTTGATTTGCTTACGCTTAGAAATAGATTCTTCAAACGTCATTGTTTTTTACGGTAAAGATATACAAAAAAGAACGTCCACCTTATATATAAAATGGCGGACGTCCTAACCTTAACTATGTATGCCGATACCCGACCGACAACGCAAAGGTAGACATTAATTAACGCTTTATCATTTCTTGTGTATGCTAGATAACATAGATTTGATATTTAAGATTTTGAAAAACATACGCTCCAACCATCCAATACGAAATCTATTGCATTGACAATTAAAATCTTAACAACGCATTCAATGAACTTAACAGATTGTTTTCCTATTTTTGCACCGAGGAGATAACATTTTTATGAGTAAAAAGAACTTGACTATATACAAGGTAGATGCGGAGAGCCATCTACCTCTTCCCTATGCGGATGAAGGCATTCGCGCTGGTTTTCCCAGTCCGGCTCAGGACTATATGGAACTCGCTATCGATCTGAATAAAGAATTGATAAAGCATCCCACCTCGACTTTCTATGGTCGTGTTGTCGGTGACTCGATGAAGGACGAGGGCATTGAGGAAGGCGATATCCTTGTGATCGACAAGTCGCTGGAACTAATGGACGATGATCTGGCAGTTTGCTTTATCGATGGGGATTTTACGGTGAAAAGGGTAAGACTGGAATCGGACGCCGCATGGCTGGTACCCTCCAACGCTAAATATCCGCCTATCAAGGTCACCAAAGATAATGAATTCATGGTATGGGGGATCGTCACCTACACGATCAAGAAAAACAGGAGGAAAAGACAATGATCGCTCTCGTGGATTGCAATAATTTCTACGCATCATGTGAGCGTGCCTTCAATCCTAATTGGAATAACCGCCCTGTTGTCGTATTGTCTAATAATGACGGTTGTGTGATCGCTCGATCAAACGAAGCGAAAGCATTAGGTATAAAGATGGGAGTGCCAGCCTATCAGATCAAGAACGAGATCGAGCGGTATGGCATTGGCGTGTTCTCATCCAATTATACGTTGTATGGGGATATGTCCAACCGGGTAATGACAATGCTTTCCTCCTATTCTCCAAACATTGAGGTGTATTCGATCGACGAATGTTTTTTGGATTTCTCCGGTTTTGAGAGATACGACCTGAAAGAATATGGAGAAGAGATAATACGAACTGTCTCCAAGGGAACCGGGATTCCCGTATCGATGGGTATTGCCCCGACAAAAACTCTCGCCAAGGTCGCAAACAAATTTGCGAAGAAATATAAAGGGTATAAAGGCGTGTGTATCATTGACACGGAAGAAAAACGGATCGAGGCGCTCAAACGGACTGAGATCGGAGACGTATGGGGTATCGGTCACCGATACACGAAACGGCTTGCCTTATATGGTGTAAGCACGGCATACGATTTCGCCCAGATGCCTAAAGCTTGGGTACGTCAACAAATGACAGTCGTAGGGGAACGTACTTGG